AGGCGGAACGGGCGGCGAGCATGGCGTCGGCCATTTTGTAAGCCCGCGTGGCAGCAACGTCCTCGGATGCGATCCACTCCGCGTCACCGGCCAACATTCCTTGCAGCGCCTTGGCAGCGAAGTAATCTCGCAGGGTCATGCCAGACAGTTGGCGCTTCGTCTCTTCCACGGTTTTGGGTTGAAAATCATGTGGTCGTAATCGCCGACCGGGAATGCCGGCTGCAGACCATCTTCAAGCGCGGCGTCGTACCGGAGCTGGGCGCCTTCAATCTGGCGGTCCATTTGAGCTGCCATGTATTCCATGACTGAGTCCTCTGTAGTTGATCCAACAAATTCCGGCTGCACACGATCCTTCCGCTGGTTGCCGTTTGGCGCGGTGTCATGTGCATGCGGGATTGGTCGGGGGAGGGTGCTGGTTACGTCTCCAGCGCGGGCTCTCACCGCCGTGTTGCCTCGTTGTCCAGATCGCGCACCAGATCGTCGATTCACACAGGCTTACCCGCAGAGGCGGCACCCATATGGTCGTTTCAACTGGCCGGAGGGATAAAGCTATGAAGAACTCTGCCCCGTAACGCTCTGGCTGGTTCCGTTGCCCACGGTTTCCTTGAGTGATGCAGGTGGGCGGTTATAGGCCGCAGTTTCGTCCGCATCGGTAGAACACCTTGTCTTGCCCGCAGCCCCAGGTACTCGCCGGTTTCGCAGCCGAAGCTTGTGTATCCGCTTAGGTCTAGGTGTTCTCCGATGCGGCCTGGTGCTGGGGAGTACCAGGTGCTCGGGCCGTCTCTCCGGCTGTCCGTCGTACTATTCCGACTGTCAGCGTGCTTGATTTGGCTCATTGGCTAAGCCTTCGCTCATACGGAGCGAAACGAACACTGCTTTGGAGTGCCCACAAAGACCGTATTGTCCGACGGTCGTGGCGGAGGCGGCTTAATCCCCGCTCAGGATTCTTTTCCCGTCTGGCCCTATCGCCGAGGCCAGCCAGTGAAATCGTCACGCAGCAGCTTTGCACTCAGCCGCCGTCATTCGATGACCGTCTTCGCATTCAACGACGCGCACGCCGCTGGTGAGTCCACGTTCAGCGTTGAGCCTGTTTGCCTCGCGGATGCAGACATTCAGGTCGTCATCGGCAAACACCTGCAGCTCTCCGTGCAGCGTTATGTGAAGGACTTTGTTCATCGTCTTGCCCTCGGTCTGTTTGGCTTTCAAATACCTCCCGGGGTGTGAGAGGCATTTGTAAAGCCAGCGGCTGACCTGAAACAGCAGGAGGCAATCTGTGTGTTGCTCGGTGCCGTATGAGCCGTATGAGCCAAGAGGCTCATAACCGCCCCATAACCTCTGCGATACGCGCTTGCAGCCGAGGCTCGTAGCAGTCGACTGTGATGCCGTTTGCGTGCGCCATTTTCAAAACCCAGCGGATTTCGAGGTCGCCAGTGGCCGGCAGGTCTTTGCTGAAGTGCATGCCGTTGTACTTCATGATGATTGCGTCGTAAGTGCGGATGCTGTTTTGCATGCTTTTGATCTGGATACCAATCAGGTCCATCGTCTTGCTCCGGTTGTTTTCCCAATGCACCCGATCGTCCAGGTGCATCAGTGAAACTTTCCTGCCGTGACCCGCTACTGGCGTCGGTCATCGGCTCAATCAAGCTGTTCCTCCAGCCGCGGGCCTTTCGGCTTGTTCTCCCGCTGGATAACTGTTCTTGGCGCTTTACGCTGCACGCCCGGGTCAGTTGCCAACCCTCTGAACCGTTAAGGCCGGTTCATCGCTGCCTTTGAATCTGGGCCGGTGGTAATCCGGCAAGGGGTGGAGCTAAAGAGCGGATGGACTGTTGAGGCCCTGGCGAGTCGCTGTGGCGTCTCGATGAATGCAGTTAACCATCGGTATATTTTAACGTCAATACCGATGGTTAATTTATTTTTCGAGGGTGTGCGATATGCTTTGCTTAATACTGGATGGATGTACAGGTTGCGGGTGGGTGATTATGAGCACACAAAAAAAACAGGAAGGGCAGGGACGGTACGAGAAAACCGGTATCGGGCGGCTCGGCCTTAGGGTTTCAGAGATGATCAATAGCCCAATCGCGCAGCTACAGCGTCGGGTGACGATTCATCGCCTGGACACGGACGGAGACCGAGAATGGGAGGAGGTAATGGGCGTGTTATCCGAAACGGACGGCATAGACATGACGTTCAACGACGATGAAACGGTGACCCTGAGGTGGGAGGCGTGCGCCGATGAGGAGCGTGCAGTTGAAGTTATCGAGGAGGAAGATGAGGTAGCGCCTTTCTGACAAGCAGCAAAAAGCCCGCTCAGCGGCGGGCTTCGGAGCCTGCTAGATAATCACTGGGAGAATTTGACTTCCGTCGCTAGCGCTTCCTTAGCCGACCGATACTCTGACTTGGCTCGGATGTCGGGCGGACTGTACGGGCTCATGGTCGTAAGATAGGCCGACCATTTGGCGTATAGCTCCTTGGCGAGTTCGGCCTGCTTAGCCGGAACTTTTGCAGATCTCAGTCTGGCAACTGCCGCATCGCTCTCAGCCCTCGCATGCTTATTACAGTCGAGCAGTGACTGACTGTATTCTGCGATGCCCTGGCGGTTTCCATACCTGACAGCGTAGCTTCCGGTTACGGCTTCGAGCTCGCACTGGAAGATTGGGATATCTAGCTGCCGCGCAAAATTGGTTGCCTCAGGCGCCTTGCTGTCATGCTCAAACTTGATAGGTTTGAAAGCGTGCGGCGCTTTAGCGGGGGCGGCGGCTGGCGACTTTTGCTGTGGTGCTACGCATCCGGTCAAGGCAATCGTCAATGCAGCAAGCAGAGTGCTGGTTTTCAAGCGCATGGTGCCCCTCCCGTAATTGAGCGAGCACTTTACCATTCGCGGTGTACAGCCACCATTGGCGGGGCGGGGAAGGGTAGAATGGCTTTTTATCCAGAGTGTGAGAAATGGAAGCTAACGAGGTAATTGACGCGCTCGCCGAGCAAGTCAAAGACGCAAAAAGCAGAGACCTTAAAGAGGTATCCATCGAAAGCCTGGAGATGTACATGGCTGCTTTACGCGCGCGCGTTGAAAAGCTATCTCCGCTGACCGAGGCAAACACCGAATTCCAGAGACAGGCCACTGAGCATGCGTTCCAAGATCGACAGGCAATGTTCAGGACGGTTATAGATTCAGGTCAGGTCGCGCTGAAATCGAGCATTCTTGTCGGGGGAGGCGCTGCGGCGGCGTTATTGGCATTCGCCAGTTCAGCGTGGAAGGCTCTCAATACAGCTGGCCTTGAACTGTTGGGCTTGACAGTGCTTGTGTTGGCTTGCGGCGTGGTCTTGGCTGTTATCGCCAGCGGGGCCACGTATCTTTCTCAAGGGCTCTATCACGACGGGATGGGTAAACCGCATAACTGCTGGGAAGATCGTGCAGGTAATGCATTGCGTTATACGTCGCTGACTCTGATGGCTATTTCCTATGGGCTCTATGGATGGGCATGCTGGAATATTTATCGAGTGATGGGCAGCTTTTCCGTTTACAGCTATATCCCTCTCGGTTGACCAGAAGCAAGAAACCCGGCGCTGGGCCGAGCTTTGATCAGGATACGCGGTCGAGATATTTTATCTCGTATGGCCTGGCCGTCAGCCTCGTTGCCGACCAGGCTCAATCGCTCAGCGATTCGCATCAGCTCGACGGCTGATCACTTGAGGTCGGAGGCGATGCCCTCGAGGTCGCGACGCAGGTCTTGATTGGGTTTGGTGAGGGTCATGGCTCTATACCAGGTTGGCATTCCATACCAGCAGCACCCGCGCCTGGATGTAGGTTTCGTCCGCACGGATCGTCCGGGGCGGGTGAAGACCGTTGTCCGAGATCATGCTGAGCTGATCATCACCGATCCACTGGAGCCGCTTGATGTACAGGTGGTCGTCCCAGGTGAACATGTAGATCCCATCCCCAACAAACTCACGAATGTTGACGTCCACCAGAAGCGGGTCGCGGTGCTTGATCGTTGGCGCCATCGACTGGCCCCAGCCAGTCACCATCTTGAGATGGAAGTGCTCTTTGAATTCGACGCCCATCTCGCGTAGGTGCTGAGGGCTAACGCGGATGTCCTGGAGCATTTCAGGATAGTCGTGCGGGATCTGCCCACCGCCCATGGCGGCACGGATGTCGTAATGGGCGATCCAGACCTCATCCCCCACCACGCCTGGCCGGTAATAATCTAACTCGATGACACCGCCGCCATCCTCTGCCTGAGCTGCTGCCAGCAATCGCCTGCGTGCATCCTCGGAAAGGCTTTTCCCGCTTCGACTCAGCATGTCGCGGACAACATCGGCTGTCGATCCGCCAGTCGAATAGCTGGCCTGCTGCTCCCGCACAACTGGCGCGCTGGTCATGTTTCGGATCTCTGCAGCCAGCCGGGGACTGAACGCCTCTACCGGTTCTTGAAGCATACGAGCCAGGACCGCCGCGAACTGAGCGTTGAGCGGATTGATCCCTTTGAAATAAAGATTCACTGCGGCTGGCGTCATACCAGCCGCATCGGCGATTTTCTTCTGGCTCAGCTTCAGCTCGTTCTTCTTCGAGAGGAACAGCTCGTGCGCGGCTTCGCACTCGGCCAAGCGATCAGGGGGCAGGATTCGTTTCTTCGTCATCGCGCGAATGTATACCAACGGTTAAAAATAAGAAGAAACCATCGGTATTGATTAAAAATTAACAGATGGTTAATATCGACCTCATCTACAACCGAGGCCTGACCATGAACGAGACCCCCCTCGACAAGTTTGTTGCTGAAAAAGGGCAGTCCGAGGCCGCAAGGCTTCTTCGTGTCACTGCCCCGGCAATTCACAAAGCGCTCATCGCGAAACGGGACATCCGTGTCCTGGAGTTGCCCGACGGCACTTTCCAGGCTCAGGAGCAGCGTCCATTTCCTTCACAAAAGTCGGCTGCTTGACTGGCAGAACAAATGATCGCCCGCGCTTCGCTGGGTTTCCACGGAAACAAAATTGAGGTTTTACGAATGGAAGATTTTCTGCGGGCCTGCCAAAGCGCTGTGCTGGACAACGAAGCCAAGATCCTGGCGGGAAAGATGGGGGTTCCGCACGTCAGCCTGCTTCAGCGCGCCAATCCGGATAACGACGCTCACCACCTGACCGTTGAGCATCTATTCGGGATTCTGCTGCATACCGGCGATATGCGTCCGTTGTTGGCTCTGGCGGATGAATTCGGTTTTGCGGTCGTTCCGAAGGTCGCTCCGGAGCCGCAAGCGCTGACCAGATCGCTGATCAACGTTGGCAAGGAAGTGGCGGACCTGACTATCGCAGTGCACCAGGCGTTGGAAGACAGCCATGTCAGCACTTTTGAGAAATCCCTGATCCGCCAGGAAATCAACCATGTCCGCCAGAGCCTGGACGTCATGGATGCGTCCGTGAAGGTCGCCTAAATCGCAGGCATAAAAAAGCCGGGATTGCGCCCCGGCTCATTCACTACCACTTGATGAGGCCGATTATGCAGAGCCAGACAAATTCAAGCAATACCCAACCTCATGTCGCGACACGTTTTGCGCATTCTCAAAACGTGTCGCGTACAACAATGTCCTCTCGAGAGATCGCCAACGTCACGGGCAAGCGTCACGACAACGTGAAGCGCGACATCCTCGCCATGCTGAAAGAGCTGAAAGTCGATGCCCTCAAATTTGAGGATATCTATCTGGATGGTCGCAACCGCGAGCAGGTCCAGTATCAGCTTGACCGCGAGCATACCGATTGCCTGCTTACCGGATACAGCGCACCAATGCGGATGAAGGTTATTCGCCGCTGGCGCGAACTGGAGCAGCAGGATGGCGCCCGTCAGGCTGTTCTCGCCAGCGGCACGAAGGTCGTCGGTGAACTGGCAATCCTCGAATGCTTCACGCGCCTGCTCAAGCCCGCACCGTCCAGCCAGGTGCTGATGCTTGCCCAGATCGCCAAGAACAATGGCCTGGAGTCGAGTTTCCTGCCCGGCTACGCAGTCGACGCCGCGCCCGATGCTGCTGACGGCTCCTCGATGCCCACCAAGTCGGCCACTGCGCTGCTGAAGGACAACGATATCCGTTGCTCGCCGGCCGCCTTCAACGCTGCTCTGGCTGCCCATGGCTTCCTCAAGCCGCTTCAGCGCAAAAACTCCAAGGGCGAAATGGTTCCGTTCTGGTCGGTGACTGAAAAGGGTCTCCAGTACGGCAAGAACCTCACCAGCCCCCAATCCCCACGCGAGACGCAACCCCACTGGTACGTCGATCGCTTCCTCGGACTAGCCGCACTGGTCGGGAAGGCCTGACATGCAATACACCGTCACGATAAACCAGGTGAAGGCGCTGGAATGGGGGCTGAATTCTCAGCAGGCCCTGCTGTTCGCCTTCGTCTATGGCTGCCCAAGCTGGACCAGGCCAATCAAGACCGACGACGGGATCTTCTTCGCGCTCAGCAAGGCAAAGATCATCGAGGAACTGCCGCTGCTCACCGACAAGCCAGATACCGCCTACCGAATGCTGAAAGCCCTGGAGGAGGCTGATTTGATTGAGCTCTCCAGCACTTCGAATATCACACTGTTCCGGCTGACCGAGAAGGCGGTCGAGTGGAACCAGAAGCTTGACGGGTCGGAAAAATATCCGACCCCACCAAAGAACGAAGCTCGGAAAAAAATCCGATCTACCTCGGAAAAAAATCCGATCAAGGTCGGAGAAAAATCCGGGCAAGGGTCGGAAAAATCTCCGACAAATCAGGATACCAATCATCAGGGTACCAATCAGGATACCGATCAGGAGTTGCAAGGCAGCCCGGACAAGCCGGCCCGCAATCTGGTTCTGGTGGTTGATCGTACCGACGGGCCACGGGTTGAGATCCCCGCCGACATGCCAGGCCCAAAAGACCAGTCCTGCAAAACCTTCAAGGTCTGGGCGAACTACGCCATGGCCTATCGCAAGCGCTACAGCACCTGGCCGGTTTGGAACGCCAAGGTTGGTGGTCAGCTTGGCCAACTGGTTGACCGCCTCGGCGCCGACGTCGCTCACCATGTTGCTGCCCACTTTCTGAAAACTAGCGACGCCGCCGTCCTGCGTAAGTGCCACAGCCTCAACGAGCTGCTGGTGAACGCCGAGAGCTACCACACCCAATGGGTCACCGGGCAGCGCATCAACGGCACTACCGCCCGCCAGATGGAACGGACCGAGGCGAATCTATCCGCAGCGGAACAGGCAGCTCAAATGGTCCTGGCGAAGCGCCAAGGAGGTGACCGCAATGAATACCTCTGAAATGAACGACCAACAGGTCGCTGGGCTCGCTGCTGCGATCTGCGCCACAGCCGAAGCCATGGGCCAGGAAATGAACCCAGGCACCGCGGCGATGATGGCAGAGGACCTGTGCGCTTACCCGGTACCGGTGGTCAAGGCTGCGCTGAAGGCCTGCCGTTTTGAGGTGAAGGGCAAGCTCGCCATGGCTGACATCCTTCAGCGCGTCCAGATTGCCGATGGCCGCCCAGGCAAGGACGAGGCCTGGGCCATTGCCATGACCACCAACGATGAATTCGAAACCGTGGTGCTGACTAATGAAATCCAGTTGGCCCTGGCAGCAGCCAAGCCTGTTCTCGATGCCGGTGACAAGGTCGGTGCTCGCATGGCGTTCATCAGTGCTTACGAGCGCTTGGTCAGCCAGGCGCGTGAGGACAACACGATCGTCAACTGGCACGTATCCGTGGGTTTCGATGCGAACCGCCGGGTGCAAGCCATCACCAAGGCCGTGCAGATGCAGCGGATCCCCCAGGAGCACGGCCAGAAGTATCTGGCGGACCTCAGTATCGAACCGGTCACCGAGGACGGGCGCGCCATTGCCGGCTTGCTCACTGGAGAGGTCTCCCGGCCCACGCCGAGCCTGCGCGAGAAGCTGGGAAAGGTGAAGGAGTCGATGCTCGCGATGCGAAAAGCATCGGCCGAGGAACAAACAGAACTGCGAATTCAGGCCGCAAACGAACTTGCGGATCGGCGAGCGCTGCTGATCCTGCAGGCCCAAAAATTGGAAGGGGAGAGGGCGCCTCAATGACCATCGACAAACAAAAACTCCAGAAGCTGCTGTGGGCCGAGGCCGCGTCATACCGGGCTGACTGCGCAGACTGGACGCTCAATACCGAGGCGCTGCAAGAGTTCCTGGGCGAGAAGACGCTTGAGGAAGTGGCGTTGGAGCTGTTGGCCGAGATCGAGGCGCTGCGCGGAGATGCGGAGCAATGGCGGGCTCTTGTTGCGCGGGCGAAGAGCCCGTTAAGCAGAGCGGTGCTCTCATGAATCCCGAATACACCATCCGCGACCAGCGCGACGTGAGCCGCCTGGCCGGCGTCCTGCACGCAATCGACCTAACCAAACCCAAGGTGGTGATCATCCGCGACGAGAAGCGTCCGGACGTTTGCAATCGCAAAATGTGGGCAATGCTCAAGGACGTCTCCAGCCAGGTCGAGTGGTACGGCAAGAAGCTCAGCGATGAGGACTGGAAGCACGTCTTCAGCTCTTCGCTCCAGAAGCAGGATGTGGTGCCCGGCATCGACGGCGGCTATGTCGTCCTGGGCGTATCTACCCGCAAGCAATCCCAGAAGTGGTTCAGCGATCTGTTCGAGCTGATGCACGCCTTTGGCGCCGAACATGGCATTCGCTGGACGGAGCAGGACAAGTGGGGAGGTCGCTACTGATGCTCGCCGCTAAAGAGCGCCGCGCCAAGAAATGCCGAGTCGCAGAGTGCGGGGCCCCATTCGTCCCGCAACGCCTCGGGCAGCGCGTATGCAGCCCGGCCTGCGCCATCCTCGACGCGCCCACCAACCAGGCAAACCAGGAGAAGGCCCGCAAGTCCCTGGCCCAGGTCGAGCGCCTGGAGATCAAGGTACGCAAGGAGAAGCTGAAGAGTAGAGCGGATCACCTCCGTGAAGCGCAGGCCGCGGTGAACGAGTACGTCCGCCTGCGAGACGCTCACCTGCCATGCATCAGTTGCGACTCGATGCCCAACGACAGCGACCTGATGACCGGCAGCCGCTGGGACGCCGGGCACTACCGATCCGTCGGCGCCTGTCCTGAACTGCGATTCGAGCCGCTGAACATCCACCGCCAGTGCGTGAAGTGCAACCGCAACCTGTCCGGTAACGCGGTCGAGTACCGCATCCAGTTGGTGCAGCGCATCGGCGCCGAAACCGTGGCTTGGCTCGAAGGGCCTCATGAGCCCCGCAAGTACACCGTCGAAGAAATCAAAACCATCAAGGCCGAATACCGGGCGAAGACCCGCGAACTGAAGAAGGGGCAGGCAGCATGAATTACCACAACGTGATATCAGCAGTAGTCCGGGCCTTGGCCGCCGAGACGATCAACAGTTCCGGCGGATGCAACGTAGAGCCCCGGGTGCAGGCCAGCAAGCTCAAGGGCGAGATATCCGGGAAGGATGCCGTGCTGTTGGCTGACTGCATCGTGCACAAGCTTCTGCACGCCCAGCTTTCTCCGCGGCACTGGAACGCCCTAGTGGCGAAGTACAGCACCCACCGTGGCCGCAAAATCGATTCCATCGGCCGGCTGGTCGCGGTGATGAAGAGCCCGGCGCCGCAGCGCTTCACTCAGCAGGCCGTTCTGGTTTGGGCGGTACCGCAGCAGGTGAAGGGCATTCAGCGCGCGGTTACCCAGATCAGGGCGCCGAAGCATCGGGAGAACAAGGAGGAGGGCCAGTGGGATTGGCGCAACGCTGCAGCAGACGCTGACGTTGCCCGGGCCAACAAGCGTGCGCGCGCCGTAGCAGAGGAAAAGCCGGGCGAGATGATCGTCCTGGCAGACTCGAACTACGACATGACGAATTGGGATTCCCAAGGGCTTACAGAACGCACTTACCAGCGCTGGAACAAGTCCATCAAGGAAGGGCTGGAGTCGCTTGTGAACGAGGCTTTGGTCGAGGCGCAACACATGCTTGAAGCAGTCGGAGTGCTGGAAGGCGAGGCAGCATAAAATAGTCCCTCAAAAGAGCTTGCAATGTCATGTCGCCATGTCGCATTATTCACCCATCCTGTCATTCCTGCGCGTATCGAGGAGTGGTGACCGAGCATTAACATGCGGCTATGGCGCACAGGGTGGGTTGTTGATGGTGGTGGGCTTGGCAGCAGTATTTATTATGTGGTTGTTCCAAGTACTCACCGATTCACCAAATGAAGCTCAACAATTCGGACAAGAAGGGGAATGGCGTATGAAGAAGGCAATTTTTAAAGCGTCGGCAAATCTCGCGGCAAATGCATCAACCGCCTACTACGTCAACAACCTGCCTGCCTTCACCATTGAGGCCTGCTGATCACGGTCAGAGGCCAAAAAAGAGCAACAACGTGCCACTTGTCCGGCACACTCAAACTCAGGAAACCCGCCAAGTATCTACTGCGCGGGTTTTTTTTTGCCTCAAATTTACCTGTAGCCAGGACAGCCTTCGGGAATGCCTGGACGTCGATAGCCGGTAGTGCAACGTACGGAAATAACACCGACAGCCCGCCAATTCTGGCCACGGATGCTTGCAGGATGGCAGGAGATTGGGTGAGTGTGGCCGATGCACTTGAGCGTTGACGCCGTGCGGGGCGTGTAGGGGGGATATATCTGATTTTGAAGGCCCGGCCTTCCGGCCGGGCTTCTTTTTACTAAGTTAAGGTTGCTTTGTCTCGATACTTTGCAGCTGAAGCGACTGTAACTCCAGTGGCGAGAACTCCTTGAGCTCCAGCTTGTGATCGTATGGGGTAATCACGGGTTTTGGTCCCGAAACGACTGGAGTGAGATCAGCAAGAGTTCCCTTATATGCCAAGGTATCCTTCGGGATCATAAGAAGATTTACGAACTTAACTGTTACGGTATTGCCTCGTTGAGAGCCTGCTTCGGATGTCAAGCCTCCGCCAGCCTTGGCCGTTCCGGCTCCCTCAACAATTGGAGCTGCTAAATCAATCGTTAGGTTTCCTGACTTTTTGTTACTGGCAGCGATATTGAATACCACGGTTACTTCCGATGCGATCAGCCCGGTTTTTACATCACCTTCAGCCATTTTCATCGCTTTCAGACCCGTTCCGACTTCCTGCATAGCTTTC